GAACATCAATCTGTCGGCATAAAATGCAGCCCAATCTGGCCAACTTAGCATAATGTTCTTTTTCCGCTTTGGTCATTTACTGTGCCGTTACAAATTCATCAATCAAATCTGATTGTGGCACAAAATAAGCCGGCCTTCCTTTACCAGTTGGATCATTCCAATACTTTGGTTGTTTAGCATCCCTAGCAAACATATACCCACGGATCACATAATTGCCAAGTATTCCAGTAACCAGGTAATAACGCTTTTCTTCTTTGTCCGTTGGATGAACAATCAAACTGCCATGATCTAGTGGCGTTTGGCGCACTTCGTATGGTCCAACATCATCCGAACCATAAGTGCCTTTGCCCCAAAATATTCCAAAATGCTTGGCTATTACCATTTCACCCATTGCGCCTTCAATACCCATTTGCCAGGTTTCAGTATCTTTGGCACCGTATCTGTGGCGTTTACCATCCCGTTTGCATTGTAGGATTCTTAACGTGGCTTGCTGGGCTGCCATCATCATTTCATCTTCTGTAAGATTAATCCGTATAGGCATCACGCAAACCTTTTGCAAAATCTTCTAGCTTTTGTGACATATCTGTAATGTCTAAAGATATTTCATAAGCCCTGGCATATTCACCCTGCATGGTAGCTTCATAAAATTCTTTGCATAATCTGTGCAACGTTAAAAATGGTCCTGAATAGTTATCCATGTTTTTGATCCCTTTTTTTCCCTTGGCTTTGGTAAATACTTATTGATTTGTGTTCAGCGCATTGCTTGCAACGCCAGCCCCTAAATCTTGATTGTTTTTGTACGCCACCAGGTAATGGTTTGTGCTGCTGGCAAGTTGTGCAAAATTTAGTATCCATTCTTTTCCTTTAGCTTTGCTTTCTGAAATCTTTTTTGTAATTCGTTTTCAGCAGCTTCTTTTGCAACTTCGTAAGCTATAACAACAAATGCAATTGGAAACATTAACCATATAAGTGGAATTAAAATATACTTCATGTATTCTTTTCCTTTAGCTTTGCTTCTATGGCACGGGCAAATTCAACAACAGCTTGCCCCTTAATCAAAGAACTAGTCGCATAAATAGAAATATCTATTTCATCATCAGTCAGCCCTACCCATTCTTTCTTTGCTTCTGTATAAATTATTTTTGTTTCACTATTCCTGCTACGCATCCCCCTATACACATTACCGTCACCATAACAATTAGGTTCAACCGCTTGTAATAATGATTCACGATCAGCCTCTTTAGTCATTTTTGCTCTCCTTATAATATTCCTCTGCAGCTTTGTTAACATTGCATAAGAACTTTTCAATTGATTCTGAATGGGCTTCATAAAGTAAATTTGCTAATCTTTCCTCGATTGCTGCACAAGTTGAAAGAACCCCGCTTTCATATGAAGCATGATCTTTATCTGCTTTTAAAGTATCTAACGCTTGCTGTAATAGTTCTCTGTCAGTCATCATTTTTTATAACCTTATTATTTACTGTGTCAAAACCAATAGAATCTAAAAAATATTCAAGACCAATTTTGTCAAAAATAAATTCTTGATCGCCCTTACTATCAATTGACCATTGAATAGAATGATCTCGTGCTTTTTGTAAATAATCCATTATTTTCCCCTTACTTCTATCATTGCGTCTGCCATGTTATAAGCAATAGTAGCTACATCTTCAAACTGCCATTCTTCATCTTTAACCGTTGATAAAAGACCCTGCATAGCTTTGGCTGCAAAGTAATCACGTAAATCCATGCCAGATTGCGCTGCGTTCCAACCATGACTATTTTCTGACGCTTGTAATGGAAATGCTTTCATTTTCCGCACACCTTTCTTCTAGCTTTTTCTAAATCAGATTGAAATAACCATTGCATACAAATTTCATTTATATGTTTTTCAGAAATCGTATCTGCACCAGCCGCATAACCACGTTGAAAAGCTTCATCTTTAATGTTTTGTATTGAATGAATCATAAGCAATAACATTACTAATCCAATGGCTAAACTTCCGTAAAATTTAATCATCACTATTCATCCAAATATAAAAAATGATTACGCCTATTAATACCCAGCAAGCAACACCAGTTAACATCAGAAAAAATGCAAAGAAATCCATCATATTGTTACCCGCCCTTCTAATCGTTCGTTAGCTGATCTGGTTCGCCATATATCTACACGCATCCTAGCTGCTTCCAACTGCCATTCAAGCAACGCTTCTTGTTCTACTGCTATCTGTAATGCTTTAAGGTGCATTTGGTATTCTTCAGAAGAATATGCTTCACGTTCTTGTGCGCCTAATGCTTTGTCTAAATGCCTGGCCATAATTAATGCTTTAAGGCTTTTTCTAAATTCCTGACATTGAATACGTTCTGCTTTTGCTTTTGCGTAACTTGGCGCAACTTTAAATATAAAATCTACGGCATCATTTGGGTCTTTATCTAAACTCATTTCCATTCACCTTTTATCCCTCTGTTTCCCTTGTTCCATTGTGACCTGGCATCATTTTCTAATTTCTTAGCTGCCGCATTACCCCGTTGTTCCCGTACTCGTTCAATATGTGACATTGCTTTGTTACGATCCTGTACACGCCACCGTAAAATTTGTCTTATTTCACATTGGTGCCGATATTCTTCGCTGTAGGTATCAACCAAATTTGACATTGACTACATTCCCGTTTTTAGCAGCCGCCAGTACCGCATCCTTAAACTGGTGGAATAGTTCAAAGTGTTCTTCATACAAACCAAGTTCTTTGCCCTTTTCACGTATGCCAGTTGCAGTTTCAAACCATTCTTTGCCCTTAACTACCTGGATCACAATTTCATCTTCAAATCGGCCTTGTCGTAACCAGGTTGTGGCGTGTGGAATAAATTCCATTTCGGTGTTTTGCAGCTTCCAATGCTTGCAATGTTTGTCTATTGCATCAATGGCCATAGCCTTATCTTCAGCTGTCATGCGATCAAATACTGCCCTGGCTGCCCGTTTAGCTACTTTGCGTGGGTATTTTTCCCAAAATATTTCAAATGACATTTTTAGTTTCCTCAAAATGGCGCATCTTCAAATTTAGATAAATCTAGCTTTGGTTTGCGTTTGCAAATAATTTTGCGGGTGATGTGCGGGTAATCTGGCTTAGACCAAACCCACCGCACAACAACGCCTTCATCATCAAGTATTCCGTATTGAATCATTTTTTAATTAAGCCGCAATTTTATTTTCTAAATAAACATAAGGCTTATCCCATGCGCCTACATTTAGATGAATGTAAAAAGCAGTATCAAAATAATCAGTCATTGAATCAGAACGGTCATACCATTTGTTTGCTGGCGCATTTTTGATAACGTCAACAATTTTGGCAAATAAAGCTTCATGTTTGCCATATTGATATAAATGAAATATGTTTATTTGTGAGTAACCTTTTACGCCCCAAACGCCTTCTTTATCTAAATCGCTAAAATCTATGTCGCTTGATGCAATAGTTACATTGATTGAATACGTATCTTTACGTATAGAAAATTTAATGTTTGGAAATGTTGTTTTTAATGCGTTGCGAATTAATGCTGCGTTTTCTTTGTTCATGTAAGCCATTTTTATCCCCTTGTTTATCACCGAACATTCGGTAAAGAGAACTTTACTAAAGAAATCTTTATTTGTATATATTTTTTTGCAGAAAAACCAAATTTTTTTTAATTTTATTTATTTTGGTTTATTTTTGACAATAGGTTTCCCAAGGGTGATAAGCCCACCATCCATTCAAGAACAAGCTTGCAGTCTTGAACTAATGCTTCCGAGGATAATGTTCAATCGTTAGAAGGGTTGTCTATCACCACTTGCCCTTAAAACTTGTGTAGTGCCCATTTAAGCCTACGTGGCGCATACCGGGTGCAGGTAGGCCAATCTATTCTTTCCAGCCGGCGATCTAACCGCTTTGCTATCGTGGGAAGTACGAAAGCGGATAGAAAACGAAAAAACCCCTTAAAGGATATTTTGTTCTTGAAAGGCTTGGGAAATGGTTCTATTTCATTTCCTAAACCAACAAAATACCCATTAAGGGGTTCTGAATTTCTGCGTTTTCAAGGCCGCAATAACATAACTATAGCATACTTTAGGGAATAAACAACTCCGGCCAAATTAAATGCCAATTATTTGGAAAAAGCTTTTTTCTGCTTACTTTGCCGTTTGTTTCTTTTTCTATCGTGGCCGCTATCATCATTAATGGTGCCGCCGGAATAGCGTTATTGTT